TTCTGAAAGAATACGCACACAGGAGTAAACTGCTGTCATCTGCATGGCACTTCGTTCATTTACTCTCTTGCCGGATGATGAACTTCCCATAAAAAAGCTGTATGCACTGCCCGATGTACGATTACTTGGTGCATCTCTCGACTTAAATATTCCACTTAAAATTCCCATATAATTTCATCTCCTTTTTTCAGCCAACTGGCTGTATATTTTTATTGACACTTACATCCACTTGGTTGTATAATTTTTATACAGCCAGTTGGCTGAATATACATACAAGCGAGGTACCCATTATGGAATTTGAAAGTTTAGACGGATATGTTATGGCTCATTTCGATACAAAAAGTATTCTGCGTGAAAAACGAGTAGTTCTTGGTCTTACGCAAAAACAGATTGCTGAAAGAGCCAAGATTCCACTGCAAAGCTATCAGCGTTTTGAAAGCGGAGAACGTAACATCAAAACCGCATCATTTCAAATGGCTTGTCGTGTCATTGAAGCATTGGAAATGAATATTTCTGACTTCTACCATAACGAGTATGCCTTTGGAGAAGAAATTGTATCCTCTCCAGAAGGCCTTCGTTACAAAAAGACAGGAAAACTAATCAATGATGATGTCACAGACTAAATAAAAAGAATGCCACGGCTGTCATAAACAGATTCTGTATTGACATTCCCACATCTGATTGCACGGTCAAGTCCCATAATTGTGGCAACTGCACCATCAATCTTTTCTGTTGATTTTTCCTTGTCGGCTTTAATGTTTCCGGCAGGGTCAGTACGAATAAAAATGTTATCCATCATCCACCGAAGAACTGGATGTCCACCGTGGGCTAGTTTCTGCTCCAATGTCAGTTTCATCAGTTCTTTGGTCGGTGGTGACATATCCTTAAATCCCTGTCCGAACGGAACTACTGTAAATCCCATTCCCTCTAGGTTCTGCACCATCTGAACTGCTCCCCATCTATCAAATGCAATTTCTTTGATGTTATATTTCTCTCCAAGCCTCTCAATGAATTTTTCAATATATCCATAATGGACTACATTACCTTCTGTGGTTTCAAGGAATCCTTGTCGCTCCCACACATCATATGGTACATGATCTCGTCTGACTCTCAATTCCAAGGTATCTTCCGGTATCCAAAAATAAGGAAGAATCACATATTTATCATCCTCGTCCATTGGAGGGAATACCAAAACAAATGCTGTAATATCCGTAGTACTTGAGAGGTCAAGGCCTCCATAGCAGACACGCCCTTCCAAATCTTCAGCATCCACCTTGAAATTGCACTTGTCCCACTTATCCATTGGCATCCAACGAATAGCCTGTTTTACCCATTGATTCAAACGAAGCTGTCTGAATGAGTTTTCTTCTCCAGGATTCTGCTTTGCTGATTCACACGCTGCCTTAACCTTATCCATACCTACCGTAATACCAAGAGATGGATTTGCTTTCTTCCATACTTTAGGATCAGTCCAATCATCTGACTCATCTGCTCCATAAATTACCGGATAAAAGGTCGGGTCAATCTTTCTTCCTTCTAGAATGTCTTTTGCCTTCTGATGCGTCTCATAACAGATAGAATTAGTATCCGTTCCCGCTGTTGTAATGAGGAAATACAGCGGCTGCATTCTCGCATCACCTGAACCCTTAGTCATAACATCAAACAGTTTTCTGTTTGGCTGGGTATGAAGCTCATCAAATACAACTCCGCTAATATTAAATCCATGCTTGGAATAAGCCTCTGCTGATAATACCTGGTAGAAGGAATTAGTCGGTGCATAAACAATTCTCTTCTGGGAAGTCAGTATCTTCACTCGCTTTGAAAGAGCCGGACACATACGCACCATATCAGCCGCAACATCGAAAACGATGGTAGCCTGCTGACGGTCAGCCGCACAGCCATAAACTTCTGCTCGTTCCTCTCCATCACCACAACAAAGAAGAAGTGCAATTGCAGCCGCAAGCTCTGACTTACCCATTTTCTTAGGTATTTCCACATAGGCTGTATTAAACTGACGATATCCATTTGGTTTCAAAGTTCCGAAGATATCCCTTATAATCTGCTCCTGCCAATCAATCAGTTCAAACGGCTTTCCTGCCCACGTTCCTTTGGTATGGCAAAGGCTCTCTATAAAAGCAACCGCAAAATCTGCTGCATCTTCGTCATATACAGATGTTTTTTCCTTAAACTTGGTTGGTTTATATTTCTTTAACTTTCGCAATTTATCACTTCCTTCCACGAAAAAAGGACCCCATCGGAGTCCTTCGTTTCAAATAATTGTTGTTTAGATTCTTGTAAATGCCCAAGCCACTGCATGACCTGCATCCTCGAATCCTTCTTCTGAAATCTCGATAAGGTTCAGTCTGCATTCAATATCCCCAAGTCCTGTTTCTTCCGGAGTTTCAATGAACTCATAAATAGCTGCTGTGTTGCCGCCTGCGTAGGTCATCGGTGCAAATACTACTTTATCCCCCATTCTCATAAGGGCATCGTAGCAGTTGCTCATCTCCATTCCTATCTTCTCAATGGTTGTGCAGTTTGGAAATCTGTATCCTCTGTGTTCTGTGTAAAATTCTGTTTTCTTCATGGTTAAGTACCTCCGTTTGTTTTCCTTTTGGCAGTACTATATATCACTCTAAAAGCACATATTATCAAGCAAATTACTGGCATAAATGTAACAATTATCGTACCTGAAAACTGTGTATTTTATAATTGCCTGCACCCATGAATTGATGCCAGAATTTCTTCCTGTTCCTTCTCATCCACACCCATCGTGGCGAGAGCCTCTCTCGTCCCACAATCCGGGCAGATAAGGGTCTGATTGTCCACTCTTGAAAGAGCAGGCGGCTCATGGTATCTGCTCCCACACTTGGGGCATAATCTAAAACCAAGTAAAATGATGTTTGCGTCTTTCATGACCTGATGCCTCCTCTGCTTTTATTTGTGCCTCTGCCAAGTAATGCTCATCGAATCCAAAGCTGATATATCCTTCAAGACAGGTTTTAACATAGGCTAGGCTTGGAACTCCAATCTTCCTATCCTCGTGCATGATGTAAACAAAGCACTTTCTGTTTCGCACCTTGCCCGATCTGATGCCCTTAATCGGCAGTGTCAGTTCCTTCTTGTAGTAGAAGGCAGGGAATCCTTCGTAGCGGTCAAGTGCCGCCTCATCAGCCTCTGTGACCGACCACACGGCAACCGGAACTTTACCGCCTTCCTTTTCTTCAATGGTAAGGTATGCTCCCGTCTGACTGCCTTTGAAAAGCAGTTCATATCCTTCAATCTCCGAAGTTCCCATGATTCTTGCCCCTGGGCATCGCATTCTCATCTGTCTGATGTTTAGGTTGCTGCCGTAGGCGATGTAGTATCGTTTTTCCATAATGGTGTCCATCCTTTCCGAAGGGTAAGATGTAGGGGATACCCTTCTACCACCTAAAGACCGCCGCAGCGGTCGGAGGTTAGGTGGCAGGAGGCTATCTCCTGCGATTCTCATCTGTCGATTCGGTCGGTGCTTCTGCTTCGCAGAGGTGTCCACTGAACACCCGCACCCTTCAAGCAGCTCTTCCGTTTCTAAAGGCTGTGTCTCCTGCAAGTCTCTTTGTTAAGATTTCCCTTGCTGTTGCAAATTCCTCACCGATGAATCCGAGTCGAAGAAGCCAAGTTCTCATTGCATATTTTGGATTTTCGTTCTGCTGTGGCTTTGGACTTGCTGTTCTGACTTCCTTTGCCATCTGGCTAATTGCTAGGCAAAGCTGAATGTAGCTTTTAAGCTGTCCTGCGTGAAGGCCATTTAGTTTTCCGTCTGCAGGTGCATCGAATTGGAAAAGTCGGAACTCGACTGTACCCTTTGTGAAGGTTGCATGGTAGTTAAGCATATGGTATCGGCTGTCGTTGTAGTGTTGACTTCTGCCGTAGTTTGCTCCGTGGCTTGTGTACCAGATGTCTGCAAGGGCTGCCATTGTCTTTGGCTTTCTCTTGTTGACCTCTTCAAGGAATCTTGGATCAACCGTTCTGCAGTACCTTCTCATTCGGTTTCTGTCAAGGTTCAGGGCATCTGCAAGGAGGCTTTCATGGCTCGCCATAATGTTTGCAAGGTTTCTGAGTGTCTGTGGAGTATGCCCCTTTGCTCCGATGTGAATGTGAACTCCGCATCCTCTTGTTGCATCGCTCTTTGCTCCCGCGTGTCTAAGCTGTCTGATGAGTTCCTGCAAGGTTGGAATGTCATTGTAGGCAAGAATCGGTGTTACCAATTCGCATTTTTCACTGTCGCATCCGGCAATACTGACATCCTTTTGGAATTTCCATTCTCTGCCTTGCTCATCCCAAGCTGACCAGGTTTCGTATCCGTTTCTGCTTGCTGTGTATTCATGTCTGTCTGTTCCGAAGTAGGTGGCTGCAATCTTCGCTGCTTTCTCTCTTTTGATGCTGTTCATTTCAACCTCAACTCCGATGGTCTGCTTTTTCATTTCTTCAATCTGTCTTGCTATTTTTTCGTTCATGGCTGTGCCCTCCGTGTGTTTGTTTTCCCTTTCGGCAGTACTATATATCACTCTAAAGGCACACATTATCAAGTCACATTACTACACAAATATCCGCCTTAATGCCTGGGCAGATATTGTGTATTTTATGCCTATTCTTCATCGGTTGCCGTGGGCATTCCAAGGGATAATTCTACATAGATTTTGCTGTATCTCTCATGCTCACTGCCTTCTGATCCCGCCATTGCCCGAAGGTAAAATTCCATGGCATCCTTTCTGCTGTCCCATACCTTGGTATCACCATAGCAAATGACCGTCACTGCATCCAACTTTCTGTAGCTATCCTCGCCATAGACTACATGCAGCCCAGAACCATTGTCCCATGCAACCATAATACTTGCTGTATCATCCACACCTTTGACTGTACCCTTGGTTCCAATGGGTGGTGCCTGCACATCATCCATTCGCACCAGCTCTACCCTTGAACCAATCGGATATTCTTTTCTTACCTGCTCTACAATCTCTTTACTCGGAAATCTCATTGCTTTCTGCCTCCTTCTTTGCTCGACTCTTAAATGCCGATGACCCATCAAGGTTCTTCAGTAGGATTTTTCTGTCAGTCTTGTATTCTGCTCCGATGAATCCCAGTCTTAAAAGGAAACACCTAAATGCATATTTTTCATTGTCCACTGTTTTCTCTGTGGCATTGATTCGTTTCTGCTCTTTACTCATTTTGCAAAGGGCTGCAATGAAATTCTGGTAAGCTCTGCAGGTGTCTGCATCCGACAGTTCTAAAAACCAAGGGAATGAAACCTTCTCTTCATCAATCTCGATTCGAATGTCTTCCACTCCCAAGGCTTTCTTTATTAGGTATCCTTTTGCATCCAGAAGGTTCGTAAGATTTCCGACTCCCACCTTTTCAAGTGGAATCGCCACCGTAAGCCCCACGTTTTCGCCCTGTGGCGTTTCTTCTGGCTCTTCGGCTATCTCCTCGACCTGCTCCAACTCCTCGCTGTTTTCGGCTGTGAACCCCCTGTCTGCAAGTTTCTGCAAAAGGTCTGCGATATCCTTTGGAAAAATATTCTCTTCAAATTCTGCCCCACCATTCTTATCGATGATAAGTCCGCCACAGTCATAAGCCATCGTTGGCATTCCCATGTACTTTGGCTTTGTTCCAAGAATTTCTCCAATGGCTGTAACCAGTGCTTTCCTCTCTGCTCCTGCTTTGTTAAATTCAACTCTCATTTATGAGTACCTCCTTCGTTTTTCGGTACTACATATATCACTCTAAAGCCTTTATTTATCAAGCAATTACTGTGAAAATAAATGTAGAATAAGCACCGATTTATTCTGTGGAATATTGTGCATAGTACACTATCCCGGAAAGCACAAAGCAGACATTCGGAAGTGCCACTCCATTGCCCCACATCTTATATTCTGCCGAGTCAGAATATGGATCTTGCAGCCACTTGAATATCTGCTTTCTTGATTTGGGTTTTGTAGATTTTCCTACTACTTTACGATGAGTTTCAAACACATCTTCCCACCAGTCCAGTTCTTCCTCACTTGGAATTTTCGTTCCAAGGTCACTGCACCACCAATCCGGAAACCCCTGCAGTCTTGCACATTCTGTCGGTGTCAGCCTTCTTACAATATATTCTGGTCCATTAATGATAGGTGGGTCTTTATAATCTGTAGCAACTAAGGTATTGGCAAGTTCCTCTTCTGCTGATGTAAAGAAGGATGCCTTACTTGAAGAATAGGTTGGAACTGCCACTGCATCAGGACCGGTTGCCTTTAATGTCGAATTTACTCCATCTTCACTGATACCGAGATTTCTTGCAAAGTTCTGACCACAGTTAAAGGACTCCCTATCAATGGAATATACCACAGCGTGACGGTCAACTGTATTTAAGGTAAAACTTGCATCCTCGCCTATGCCGTCACCCTGGGGACCATTCTCATCTTTTCTTCCGATCATAGAGCCTTGCAGTACATAGGTCTTACTCTCATCAACTACAGCAATACCACCTTGGTTACAGGCGGGATTGCCACCATTTCCATCAAGGCATCTGCTTGTATCTGCCTCATAAAATCCACTGTTCGGATTTTCAGACTTCATGGAATTACTGTCTTTGGAGCAAATGCCATAAGCCACAGGCACAAACAAAGTTTGATCATTATTGGTTGCAAGTGTGGCGGATAAATTATCCTGGATTAAAGCACCCTTGCCGCCGCCCTCGCATCCACTTCTGATTTTCAGAGTCTTTGGTGTCTGCACCACAAACGGCTGATTATTCCCACCCATTCCGTAGGTTGCAGCGACTGTCGGAGCAACTTCTCCTGTATCCTTGTATCTGGTATCCTGGGAGTGATTTTCAAATACCACAGGCGGATGATGGCTTTCTGCACGAAGGGTACAAGTAACTCCTTCTGTCACATCCATTCGATCTCCACCCTGGTCATTTAAAACCATAACTCCATTTCTTCCCGTTGCAATTCCACAGTTTACTCCAAGAGTTGCAGCAACATCATCCACGGCACCGTTGTACCCATCTATGCCGCAGCTTGACGCTCCAGTGCCACCTTCAGAAGTTCCGGCAGAGTCTTGCCACGACTTGAAGCCCTGCGGAGTATACCCTGACACGCCCTCGGACTCAAATAATATTTTTCCTGCACATCTCTCTGCAAAATCTGCGACAAGATAGATACGTT